CGCAATGTGTCAGCTATGACCATGTTGCCCGCTTTTTTACCTGCAAGACGGCGCTCAAAAAGCCTACGGTACTCATTCAAAAACTTTTCACCCGTGTTCATAGGTATCAAATTGCAATTTAACATGATGGCTGGGTAATAAGAGGCTACATCAAAGTCCATAATGCAATATTCGTCATCAGTAACATAACAAATTTTGCGGTCATGCGTTGAATGAAGCCCACCCACGCCCATTTGATAAACCCCCTCACCTATATTCACTAGATCTTCCTTCAGGAACGCGGGAAGCTCTACGTGGCCACTGCTAGGGCGCACTTCATAGACATGATCCTGCATTCTATCTCTCAACCGATTTAAGTCATTTCTTTTGAAATTTATAAATTTAGGCGCGTTATAACGAACACTATTAGGCACATGCTGATTACCCTTCTTCAAACCGAGCTTTTTCAAAAACATATGCTCAGCAACCTGAGAGTCAGACTTTGAGCGGGCATCAAAACCGAACTCCTTACTGATTTCTACTCTCAATTGAATTTGACCTTGAAGCCTCATGTAGAGCTCTTCAGTTGTGTCAAGATCGTTCTCACAATACTTGGCTACAAGGTCAAAATCGTCCGCCTTGATTTCAGATGCGTGATGAAACGGCAAATCTTGAATCAATGGCATATTCATGCGCGCCCCGTAAGTTTTCAAACTCACAAAGCTGGGCGCGACTTCTATTAAATCAATGTGGTCAATCAACGGTATCTTAAACTTGTGTTCCTTTTCAACTATCCAAGGCATAAGGTTTTGCTCAATAATATTGTTGGCCAACTGCTTGGTCTCAGCAATTGTATTCCCAGCCATAAAAAATGCAACAACAGGCATATCAAACTTTATACCATTAAAACTGATGAACGTGTTCTGACTGGCGAAAAGATCTTTCAACATTTGACGGGAGTCCTCTTCATGACCCCAGATATGGAAATACTTTCCGCTCTCAAGCACCTTACCTGCAAAGAGGAAAAGATTACTGAAGATTTCGGTGTCGAACACGATTGTACTCATCTGTCTTGATTCACGTAGCCTGATGTGGGCTCGCCTTCTTCGGGTTCTTTTTGCTGCAGCTCAATATACTTCATCAAAAAATGTTCAGCTTTCAATAAATCTGACATGCCGTTTTTCTTTTTCCAGCGAGTCACATATTTTGTAATTTGAGCTTGAAAATAATCAAGATCATTCGCCACCACATAATCCCAATGCTGAATGGGTGAATTGTAGTGCTGTCCGCCTACTTGTTTGTCATTGGCTTTCATTGGTGCGCTCTCTTCTGAGGATGTATTCAAGTGTAGCTTGGCGCCAGTCACTGGCTCCGATAGTGTCAGCGATTTTAAGCCCATTTCCATTCTGGCTCGCACGTTCTTTGGCAACTTGTGCCATTGGTCTAGCAATTGATCTAAAGAATTCATTATTGTAGGCTCCGTCTTCAAAAGGTTGTTTACAAAAGCATTCACAATCAGCTAAGAAAAATCTCCAGTCCCCTTCGTAAAGAGGCTTTGATTTGACTTTCCCTTGATGATAATAATCAAAGTCACCGTAGTACGGGGGTCTTTCAACATCAGGCATTGCATCATACAAGTTCTTATATACATGTAAATTGGTAGTGATTGTATGATAGCGACCCACCTCAAGCCCGAGGGCTATCGCTACGAACTCTTGAATGATTGTGAAATGAACAATGTTCGCACCGCAATATCCCCACCAGAAATCATTTGAACGGTTGAACACTGTCATGTCAAGTCTCTTGTTCTTGATGGCGAAAATCATCTGCGTATTACAAGCGCGGTCTTTAGTGTCTTTTTCAAGATCATTCGCATCCCAGAGTTGAATCACCGCTTGACGTGAATTGGGTTCTTTTTGAAGATGAAATATTATACCTACAAGTTGATCAACGCCGAACTGACGGCGCATTCTGTAACCGTAGGGCGCATTGAACCTCAACCCATCATCACTGAATTGTCCTATGCGTGAATTGAACTGACGCAAAAAGGCTACATCATCCCGCCCAGCGAGCATCCAGATTGCTTCCATCAAATGGAAAATAGGGTTAGGATTCCTGCGATTATAAAAAAGCACTCTCTCAGTGGGCTCAAGCACAGTGGTAAGCACGGGCTCAGGAATGTAAAGAGCAGGTCCATTACGGGTTTCAGTTTCAACCCCTGAAGTTTTCAAACGCCAAAGAGCTTCTGAAAAAAGCGTGTTGGCATTACGTGTGACTATCTCCATCAAAATCTCCATTCAGTTTTATAAAGTTGTCGGGGTGTGCCCTCATTACGAGCAACGCGAAGATATTTATCAAACTCACACATGACGTTTTGAGCGTCATGTAAAGTGAGGTCATCAAAACGACTGTCCTCTTTAACAAGCGTTAAATGAACTTGCCTGAGCTCATCCAAGAAATCTATTTCTTTCATAGAATGTTTTGTAGGTCGGTTGAACAGCCTATTCAAACCACGCTGGCTTCCTGGACCCATTGGTGCCCAAGAATAAAGATCAGTCGCTAGATTGAGTTCACCTTCAATGTAGGTCAAATCTGCAGTGATTTGTCCAGCAATAAAAGTCTTAATGCCGAAGGACTTGGCTAACTCTTTGGTCATCAATTCTATGCTATTTTTCGTTTTCACTTCGCGGATCTTTTCAATATGCTCAAGCAAAGGTAGAATAATATGTACACACATGTTGTGAGCTTTTGAATTGCCTTTCTTATTGGTCGGGTAGACAATGTATGCTGAGCTGTACATTTTCACGCCGTCTTTCATCCTGTCTTCAAGCGCATCAATAAACTCAACGGGTTTGAAATTAGAGGCAAACGTGGGTATGAGTTTCAACTTCATTAAATGGCTCAACGTAGGTGGCCAGTTGATCAAGCGAGCAATCACCGCTTTGAACCAAACATCATTTCCGTCTTGACTGTAATAATGCTCAAGGAGCCATTTGCTCACACGGTCATCTTTACGATGAATGTTGCAGAACCTGAACTTTGACAGTATCGGGTCAGTGGTGAAATTTTCAGTTTGAACCAGACGTTTTTCCCGAATATTTTCGCGTTCAACCGCAAACCGAATGAGGGTTTTATAGTTGTCCATTTTCAGCCCTTACGAAAATATCAAGAGTCTCTTTGAAAGCGTTTGTATGATCAATAGTAATCACTTTGACCCCGCCCATGTCATGTAGATTTTTACAAGCTGCTAGCGTTGATTTGAAAGCACTGATCGTATTCGCAGGGTTGAAAGGTCTATCATCTCCGCGATCGGCTCTACGCTTTTCAACCCGACGTAGGCACTCATCCAGAGGAGTATCAAGATACCCAGCCACATAAGCGTTAGTAGGTTTGAGCATTTCAGTGGTGATAGCCTTGGGTCCGACTTTACTAAGAAGCAAACCCTCAAGCAAAACATGACCTCGCGAAAATGCAGTAAGCGCTCTTTCCGCAATTTCCTCTTGAGTGTTAATGCCATCCGTTCCTCCGCAAGTGTTTTCATAAGACCCGATTACAAATAATGGTGAGTTGATGTTTTCAGTTTTCAAATCAATTTCATAACCCCAATGTTTTTTCATTCCCTGAACTGACAAAGGCTTGCAGGGGTAATCAGTAAGGAATGTGCGAGCAACAGTAGTCTTTCCGCTACCGCTGGTTCCACGAAGTGAAAGTATGATGTTCATGATAAGAAAAACTCTGCTCGATAAGGTAAACCCGTTTCAATGTATTCAGCGCATTTTTCAGTGCGTGTCGTACCCGACTTGTCACACTCTTGACGCAACCATTCAGGTAAATGATCTTCGCGTATCTCTTTGAAAACCTTTGTCAATCGACTCAAACTACGCTTGTCATACCATTGAATCCTATCCCACGCCATGTCCGCGTAAACTCCAGGATAACGCCGTTTAAAGAACCCGTTCTTGAACTGGCACAGGCATGACTCAAGAGTAAACTTACTGATGTTTGAAAGCTCGGGATGAAACCGCGCAAAACTCGCTAACCATATTTCAGCTTGACCTTCAAGACTCGCAGCCAGACCTTTCAAATTAGGATACTTACCGTCATGGCTGTTAGGTTGACGCTTGTCATAAACCATATTGTCTTGGCCTGTCAAAAAGAACATGCCGTTACGATGCGAGCGTGAGCCCTCAAGATCGTCAAACATGAGCTTAGTGCAATCTGCCCCAAAGCCATTCAGGTGAACGTATTCAAGATATGAAAACGCTGACAAACGACCAAAAGAGTGAACACTGCTGGCCGAGCCCCAATACTCATCATAAGTTTTATCTGACCACAACTTGGCTTGAGAGCCATACTCACGCACCATCAATGAATATGAATGCAGACCTTTGATTGTATCTTTTTTCTGTTTATTACGGTCAGTGTCAAAACTCAACTCTGCCCACAACACATCAAACTGCTCTTGTGCTTGCTTCCACTCAGAGTCTTTGACGGGTATTTCAGGCATGAATTGCATGATGTAAAGGCTGGTGATAGGGTTCTGTGTGTGCCCATTGATCGTAGCGAACCACAAGGCGGTCTCATCATCCCACTGCAAACGCTTTTTCAGCTCAGGCATGTAAAGATAAACAAGTCCTGGATGAACGCGATGTTTCAAATTCATAGCATACATGGCATCAAAATATTCAATGCGATGATCACGAGTTCTATAATCAGGTTTCAAAATGATGCTCCTTAAAATATTGTTTGTAATCACCTTCCCAGCACTTGATTCCAAAATGCTTGGCCGTGTAGCTCATGTCAACGTAGGTGTTGAAACCGAGCTCTCTCAATTTATCACAGAAAGTTATATCCTCAGTTAACAACGCACCGTCAACGCATCGCATTTCAAACGCACGCTTGCGAACCTTTTCACCGTCATGATAGTCAGCTGAACTGTAAAAAAGCGAGGCCATGGCTTTACGCGTCACCCGCAGAAAACCCGTGCCAAGGCGCTCAACTTTCAACAACCCCAGCTTTGAGTCATACTCATGCAGCTTGGGGTCTTCAGGTCTCAAGTTATAGCGCTCATCATCGGTTTTCATGCGCACAGGCATACCCACTACGTCAACAGGATGAGTTAGTATTTTGAAAAACGCCATGGGGTCAAATGACTGGTCAGAATCAATCCAAACTATTTCATCCATGCCGTCATTAAACGCATCATTGAAAAGATTATTGCGCGCCTTTTCAATAATAGCTTCACCCATCCAGAACTGAAGATACAATTCAAGATCACCGCCGAAGACTTCGTTCATGCGAAATATTTCAGCAATTGACACAACAAAATTGCAAACCACCTTACCATCATAAGACGGCACAAGGATGGCCACTTTAAGTTTTGGCATGAACGTCCTCTTTGTGCAAATGATCATACTTGTCAAAGGTGCTACCCCACTGCTGCTCGCAGAACACGGGTCCACCATTATCGTAAGGTGTGCCGTTGAAATGATTCGGCACAAAGAAGTGGCTCGGATAGATGGTCACAGGGTGATGTGTGCGTTGCCAAGTATTGGTGATAGCCATGGGACCAGTGGCTTCCCACGCCCTGCGATCAACCACTGAGTCTTGTTGCTTTATGTCGTCAATTACGCTTTTGAAAAAGGGCGATCCAGGAACCGAGCCCATCACATTTATAGCGATGAGTCCAGGACGCAGTATTTCGTTTTCCCAACTGGCGAACTCATTTGAGCTGAGCATCCAGTT